CGGAACAGGTGGTGATGGAATATCTAATTCGATCACAGGAACGGTAATTATATATGCGGGTGGTGGTGCAGGAGGGGTATATAGAACAGACGGAACTCTTGGTAGCCCCGGAGCCGGTGGTGGGGGTGCAGGTGGAACTCCATCCTCTGATGGTAATAACGGAAATCCGGGAACAAATAATCTAGGTGGTGGCGGCGGCGGCGCATCTGCCGGTATTTCTACCGCCCGGTGTGGTGGCGCAGGCGGTTCCGGCATCGTCATTATCAGATACCTTACACCAGTAGCACCCATCGCATCCTTCACCACCAACACCACAAGCGGGGTTGCACCACTCGCAATCCTGTTGACAGACACATCAACAAACACCCCGACATCATGGGCATGGGGAGCCAAGAACTCAACACCCGGAAACGAAACGTGGTTCGGGATTGGAACGACAACACCACTGACAACGATTCTCGGAGTGGGAAACTGGTCAATGCGGGTCAATGCCACGAATGTAGCCGGGACAAATACTTCAACGCAGGTAACATGGGTGAATGTTTCGACAGGCGTGATCAAACCGATTGCCATATCCTCATTTAGCCGGTACACAATTCCCGTGGGATCTTACATGTGGTATAATGACACGTCATTGAATGTTCCTACGGCGTGGTGCTGGACATTCGGAGATGGCACATTTGCGGCAGTCGCCAATGGCCGTAAAACGTATTATCAGCGGACTATTCAGAACGTTTCATCGTGTCCGTCCAATAGTGCCGGGGGGAATTGTTCGTATAATATTATCAGGGTGATATGAGTTGGCATATCAAGTATGGGCGTTTTCCGGCACGAGCTGGGTAGCATACTTAGAGAATGCGTTCGATATTCAGAGGAGTAAGAAGGCGAATCAGACACCAACCCTCTCCTTTTCTCTGCCGGCGGATGACGCAAAAACCTCATTCCTGACATCAGCGTATGAAATACAGATCTGGAATACGATCACAGAAGCATGGGAAGGGCTCTATACCCTCGATGATGCCGACGAGAAATGGAATTCATCAGGGAGTATCATCACCGTCAATTATTCGGGCCTAATGGCACAGCTCGCGGGGGAGGACAATAAATCGTATGATACTACAGTCACCCCGAAAACACCAACGCAGATCATAACCGCATTGCTCGCACTGCAAGAGAATGCAAACCCGATCACTGTCGGAACTATCCAGCCATCTACCTCTTTCGCTTATGCCGTTGAGAATGCAAATCTGCTTGGCGCCATTCTCGACTGTGTAAAATATCTGGGTGGATATATCGAAGTGGACGATACCCGGAAATTAAATTGGTATAACGAACCATCGGGATCCCCCGTCCGGGAAATTAGATATCAGAAAAACATGAAAGGAGTGAGCCGGAGGCGGGATTTCACCGCGATCCGAAACAAGATTTACGCTTACGGTGCGGAATATCCTGATGAAAGCCGGGTTCTGAATCTCACTGATGCGGGAGAGGCGAACGAGTATATCGAGGATGCTGGAATTGGATCTTCTCAAGCACTCTATGGTATCAAAATCAAGCGGATCACAAATAAATCCATAACTCATCCGGCAACCCTCCTCTTATGGGCACAGCGTCTTTTATTACGTTACAAAGACCCCATTTATTATTATTCTGTCGATGTGGTCAATTTAGCAGAGCATTCAGACTTTGATTTTGATTTTGAGAATTTAGAAGTGGGGCAGATTGTCCGTGTTGTCAATTCCGATCTTAATAATCTCAACGTCAACGTCAAGATTGTGGCGGTCACTACTCAGCTCGACAAACCGGAGAACATAAAAATTGAATTGGCCAACGCAACAGAAGATATCTCGGATTCGTTTAATTCCGTCAATTCGAAAGTGTCCCTCTCTGATAATTTAGCCGTTCAGATTGGGTGTGGGCAGGTAACAATATTGGGCGGTGTTGTGATCTCCGATTGGGTGAGTCCAGGAGTGACTACCATAAATGGAGGGCAGATTACGGCATTGTCAATAACAGCAGCATCAATCGCCGCAAATACGATCACCGCTGATAAATTAACAGCCTCTTATATAGTGGTAGGTGGAGCCGAGGCAGATATTACCACTATCTCCGGTGCAAAAATAACAACGAACACCATCGAATGTTCAAGTCTTAAAACGTCATCGCTTATAGGAAAAACCATAACTGTAGGTTCGGCCGGGGATACTACAGGGGCACTACAATCATATAATTTTATTACGGGCCCGGCGGGATCGGGGTGGCAAATAAAAAGTAATGGTAATGCTGAATTAAATAATGTAGTTGTGAGAGGCACAATCTATGCAACTGCCGGAGAGTTTGCCGGCACCCTAAAGGCTACAAATATTGAATCCGGGAAAACTCTAACGGTGAACGGAACAATCCAATCAACCAATTATACGGATGGTTCGGGTGGATGGCAGATTGATGGGGGAGGATCGGCAAAGTTTTGGAACGATATTTCGACAAACACCCTCTATGCGGGATCTACGTGGACACCATATTGTTATCTTCGTGTTGCTGGAAGCTCGTCAATATATGGACATCTCTTCACGAGCAACGGCATAAACCTGAGGTGGAGTGATAAAAACGGAACTGTCACAACGTTAGTGGATTGATGAGGCAAAATTATGTTCATAATCGAGATTTTAACACTGGTAAAAACAACGGATGAAAAAGGAATGGTGAACTTTTCAGCATCGGGATCAATGCCGCTCGATACGGCAGCACAGGCATTAGTTATACTGGCCTCGCGAATGGAACGACCGAACGCACCGGGTCCGGATAAAAAAGAAGGGATTATTTCAGACCCAGAAATTCCAGAATCCGGTCAATAATACTTTTCTGTGCTTTAACCTGTTCCCTTTGCTCTGCTAATTGTGTTTCGAGGGCGGCGATCTTTGCATTCCAATCTGTTGTTTTGGTCGGTTCAGGAGTGATAATTTCTGTTGTAGGAATTGTAGTAGGGATTATAATTTGTGTCTCCTGTACAGATATCTTATCCTCCAAAACCGATATTTTCGCGTTGTAATCCGGGGTTGGTGTTGGTGTGATAATCTTCCGGGCAAGCACAAACCCGGATTGTACATATTCCTCGCTATCTGGGGTAGATACTAAAAAAGAATATGCTCCGTGTTGTAATGGTTTCCCAAACGAATATGACCATTCCCCCTCATTATCAACATCTGCACGGAAGAATTGTTTTTCCTGACTATCCCTTGTCAGTCGTATATATGTCATATTAGATATGAGATTTCGACCAGAAATCCGGATGGTATCCCCTATAAGAAAAACACCGTCTTGAGATGGATCCGAGGGGGGATCAATAATCACCGTTAGATTTTCATTGGCAACCGCAACCCCGCAGAGGAGCATCACAATCAGCGCCGCATAAATAAGTCCATTTGTTTTCATCAAACACCTTTTTTATAATATATTACCATATCGATATTACTACTTAAAGGTTGTGTTCCCCCTCGTTGCACTCCCGAATATCGTTTAAGAAGTTATATATACTTATACTGGCTTATATCAATACATGCCAAGACAAGGCGAGTATAAAGGGACATACAGGGTTCGGAGAGATGCCAAAGGAAAGCAGAGCATCTATGTACCGGTCACCGTATCAGGTGATTATTCTCTATTCATAACGGATGACGGAACAATGCACTTTCACCCGGTGGTGCGGTAATGCTGCACGTCAAACGCTGCGGGAACCAATGCCGCAATCTCGTTACAGGCCCGAAATATCCAGCCGGAGCCTGTGGTTATAACGGCGTCATCGTCGCACCGAAACCGGAGATCCGGCAGTGGATATACCTACGAGGATGCTGTGCGTATCGTGCACCTATCAGCGATATCATTGATGCCGCTGATTGGCCAGATGGGAAAAGATCAAAGAGCGATATTATCGAGGGATCATGACCGAGAACAAGATCACACAGACAGAACGATGTGGAAATGAAGAGCACTGCATATCAATCCACACGTTCCAGGATAAAAAAGCAATTCTGGGAATAAACGTTGGAGTGGTGACGTTTATTCTTCACATGGGCCATGGCGATCTCGTATGTCTTGGTGATGCAATCCAGAGGATTATTGACGGAGAGGACGGGTACTCCGAGCAGAAAGACGACCACCACAGCGGGCAGGTGAGCTGATGGACGCCAGAGAAGAGCAACAGAGCCTGCTGGAAAATCCTATTCCGCAGGTCATTATTGTGGAACCACTTACCCGCGTGTGGAATATCGACAAAGAGATCGTATCACTCCAGGAACAGATCGAACGCTTGACAGAACAACGTACTGAGGCGATGGAATACGCGCTTGACAACGCCATAGAAGAGGACGGAAAGTGCAAACTGGTTTCGACAAAACACACGAGCACGCCCAACCGGGTTATCAACGTCGATATGATCCAAAAAGATATGCCCAAAGTCTACGAGCGGATCTGGGATCTGAAACGGTCCGAAGTCAGAGCAGAATTGGATAAATTCGGGACGACAGTCAAGGATAACACGGTCAACCTGAAGATCTCGCAGAAGATCGCAGAGCCCGCCCTGAAGGCCGAGGGACACAAACTGGAAGAGGTTCTTGAATCTGGCGGACCGGATAAAGTATCCTATACCTATGAAGTGGTGATGAAGAAATGACAGGAAAGAAAATACCTGATATTGAAGCGACCGGCAAACTTACCGATTATGAATTAATGACCGAAGGAGAGCACAAGGGACACTATGCTGCGAGGATCAACGATGTGCCCTATCCCGTGCTCTCACATGTTGATGTGTTCCTACTGCGATTGCAGAAGGGCTCAACGGTTGATGTATTGATCAAGGTTGTTGACGGGAAACAATGGATCAACAAGATCACGAAACCAAAGAATCCTGCACCAGCAACAACAGAGAAACCCGCGTTCACCACTGCCGATAAAATGAAAGCGGTCGGATTCGGACAACCGACAACCGGCCCGGCAAAGGATGAAGTAATGAAAGAGATGCTGGCACGCGATGAGGAAATGTTAGCGGAAGCACAGAAAGCAATTCCAGCACCTGTGGGGGGGATTCCCGGAATTGTAGCAGCAACAAAGGCCAATGCAGAGCGGTTACATCCAGTAATTCACCCTGTAACATTCAACGACGATCAGATCTCGCTACTCAAAGCAAAGGTTGCTCCGAACGCCACGAACACGGAGTTTGAATTGCTCATGTATCTCTCGCAGAAATACAACCTTGATCCTCTACTCCGTCAGATATGGCTCGTGAAATTTGGGGATTCTCCGGCACAAATCTATGCAGGCAGGGATGGATTCTTAGAGATTGCTCACCGCTCTGGGCACTTCGACGGGATGAAATCAGATTGTGTATATGACGATGGTGGAAAATTAATATCGGCGTGGTGTGAAGTGTTCCGCAATGATATGACTCACTCCTTCCGGTCATCTGTTTTGTTGTCAGAATACACAACCGGAAAGAATCTCTGGGTAACAAAACCATCGGTAATGCTCCTAAAATGCGCAGAGTCGATTTGCCTACGAAAATCTTTCAGTGTTTCCGGGTTGTATGCCCCGGAGGAGATTTCATAATGCCCGAAATGTGGTTTGTACTCGATGCACCGAAAGGAGATTTTCAATTTTTTGCCACAGAAACGAACGCGCAAACGGCATATGAAAAAATGATTGCGGGGATCAATGCTGATATCGGAACCGATGAATACGATGGTGATGAGCATGTCTACATGGGGCGTGTGCACCGGCAGGCTGAAGTGGTCCCGGTCGGAATCGATGAGGATACCGGAGACGAGCTTTGGAGTCTTGTGAGTTACGGGATGGTGGACAAATGAAAATGCACTTTAAGAAAAATCAACGACTATTGAACGGGATGCTATTGAACGATATCAAAGAGATCAACCGCACCCTGCACCTACATGGAGACGCGCACATGGCACAGGATATCCTGCCGCAATTCACTGAACTGGTAAAGAAGGTTGAGAAACTGGAGGGGGATTTAATGCCGGGTGTAATATCCGGTAAGACCTCCCTGTGGTCGCGGGTTGTAACTCTTGAACGAAACAAAGCAGATGCAAGCACTCTTTCAGGGGTGGAAGGGGATAAGATCAGGCAGCGCCTTGCAGATCACGATGAGAGCATAGAGGCACTATCCGAAACGGTAGATCAAAGCACACTATCTGCAAAAATGTTTCTTGAGAGAGTCGCGGATATTGAGATCCTCAAAACACAGATGGCGGGACTTGAAACCCGGCTATCCCGTGCACAGGATACACTCGCAGAGATGCAGACGGACACAATGAAGCACGGGGTTAGTCCTGCAAAGAAACCCAAGAGACGCGGCGAGATCATGAAGGCGGTGCAGAAATGAAAGAGCACCGTATCCCCATTACCTGCATCCACGATACCTTTAATCTCATCTGCCCCATCTGCGGGAACGTCTGGTATAACGACACAAAGATTAAAGATCTTGTTGAATGTACCCGTTGCGGGATCGAGATTGAATTAACACGGAACGGAAATGCCTGTAGACTCACAATGATATTGCAGGGGGCACGATGCACCGCTCAAAACTCACTGTATATGATGCTATCAGCGATGATCACCCGTGGCCTGATGATATCCTATTATGCCCGGAATGTGCGAAACGCTATCACTATGAGCACCGGGCCGCCAAACAACCGAAAACGCAGACGACATTGACATAATCCACAACTCTTTTTTCAGCAACCAAAAACCATATAGTAACCATTAAATACCATACGGTATAATAGGATAGTATGCCAACAGATTACGACGCGGCCCAACAGGAATACTATGATGAGATGTCGGAACGCAACGAAGAGATCGCCAATTCATACGATGCATCAGAGGATTACTAATGACAGAACTAAAAGAGGAAGACAAGCCAACCTGTTTCGGGTGTTACGGGTATAAGATCTGCGTTGAACGAACGAAACTCCCCTCAAAATGTGACTGGGAAGAACGCTGCTATAATTCACAGGGGGATTGCTGATATGAACAAACCATATGCCGTATTTGGTGATAAGAAGCGGGGGTACCGCATTGCTATCCCTACAAAGGCCAAGAAGTCCGACCTGTATAAATGCACCGTGAATGAAGACGGATCGATCTTGTATGTGCCGGTTGTGACACCATGACCGAACTATCACCAGACGTTGAGGAGTGGGTATGCACTACGAGATCAAAAAAGTAGGTGAACTATGAGCGAAAACCATCTATCCCCTGAACAAAGAGCAGAGATTGAAAAACTGTGCGCACCGGGCCCCGAAGAGTTAGACCCGAAGAACGCAATTAAAGTTGTGATAATCTTTGAAGGGTTTGCTCCTAATGCCAATTGTGCATGGCCCGAAATGGTTGAGATCGCAGACGGATACGGTATGAAAGTTTGCGATATTATTATTGAGACCTGCAAATTGGGAGCGGATCGCAAATGACCGAAGCGGTCGTACCCGCACAGCCCCCGGCACCAATGCGGATACTGGATTCTCCAATCGGAAAGGTAATTCCGGTGATCGATATTGTCGATTATATCGGGTATAGCAGGAGCGCAATCACTAAGGCGATGAAGGTATGGGAAGGAAAAATTAGCCCTCATAAAACCTTCCTACCCCTCGAAACCCCCGGCGGTATTCAACAGTGTTTATGTCTTACCAGATCCGGTGTTGATTACCTTTTTCTGCTTATCCACCCCTCCAAATCCCGCATGAGTATTGATCAGTTAATGGAGTTTCGGAAAACCACAATGGATAAAATGGGTGATGAGAAAAAAGATATTGTTCCAGTTCAGGATCCCCCCCGGATTGAGGAGATGTTAGAACGGGCCCGCCACTATGCAGAACTTACCAATGCAGATACTAAGGCGTTTCAGGCAGCAGTATTCACAAAATATGGGATGCCCGAATTTGCAGGTGCTCTACAATTAACCCCCCCCAATGTTGTGCGTGGGGAGACTGGTTGGTATAACGTGACACAACTTTGTGAAATGTATCCAATGGTAGAGATCGCTGGACACCCGGAAAGACTTAACAAATACTTACAGAATCGCGGATATATTTACCGTCAGAATGGGAAACCCCGCTTACAGCCAAAGGGAGAACCACACGGGAAAGAGTACTGGTATGAATCACCGCACGGACATCGGGAAATACGGATCCGGTGGAGATTATCAATTATGTATGTGTGTGGATTGGTGCATGATGACCCGGCACCGGCCCGGCTGGGTGTGACATGAAAGTGTTAATTGCGTGCGAATTTAGCGGGATTGTTCGAGAGGCATTCAATCAGCGCGGGCACCGTGCAACCAGCGCGGATCTTTTACCTACGGAGATCCCCGGAGATCATTATCAAGGAGATGTTCTGGAGATTCTTGATCAGGGGTGGGATCTTATGATCGCTCATCCTCCATGCACGTATCTGGCAAACTCCGGGGTGTGTTGGTTGAAAAAAGACCCGTCAAGATGGGCGAAAATGGATGCCGCAAGCAATTTCTTTTATCAGATGTTGGGTGCCCCTATACCAAAAATATGTGTAGAGAACCCGATTCCACACGGTCATGCGTGTTTACCTAATTACACCCAAATAATACACCCTTGGCAATTCGGGCACATGGAACAAAAACCAACATGTCTATGGTTAAAGGGGTTGCCCCCGTTATTTGAAACAAATAATGTTAAAGAAGAAATGATGAAACTCCCTGCAAACGTGCGCCAGAGAATCCACTATATAGGCCCTGGTAAAAATAGACAGAAAGAGAGATCCCGCACCTTCCTGGGAATCGGATGGGCAATGGCGGATCAGTGGGGATCAATGAGCGATCCTGACCGCTGCGAGTGGTGTGAGATGGGGGTTGAAGGATGCCAAAACTAACAGAGCGTGAACGAGAGGGGTTTGAGAAAATATTGATTTCCGATCTAAAAGCAATCAACTCTCGTTTCATGAGCCAGATAAAAGATTTCTGGGGAATTGCCCGCATTAAGGTTCTGGAAACGAAAGAGGATGAAGGATGAAAATATATCTCGCAATAGGAGGATCTGATAAGGTCCGGGGATTCGTTGAAAAATACGATCTTGGTTGGTGCATTGCTCCCGATAACGCAAGAGATCCAAAAGGTGTTTCATATTTCTGCGACAATGGGGCGTTTCATGCGTGGAAACACGGAACGGTCTGGAGCGCGAATAGATTACAGACTCTTCTGAAACGATATCCGAATTACAATTTTGTTGTTGCGCCCGATATCGTTTGTGGTGGCGAATCGTCATTAAAACGATCCATTGAATATATTGGAAAAATACCGGGAAATCTCTATCTGGCAGTTCAGGATGGAATGACAGCAAAGATGGTGACGGATATTTTGGATCAATATCTTGGAGCGTTCGCAGGTCTTTTTATTGGGGGATCTATTTCGTGGAAATTCCAGACCGCTCGGATGTGGGCCGATATTGCGCACCTTTACAAAATGAAGTGCCACGCCGGGCGCGTGGGAACTTGGAAGGGATTAATCCACATGCATTATTCGGGAATAGATTCGGTGGATTCGTCAACGGCCTCTCGTAATGGTAACGACACGAACATCAGAAAATACTATGATCATCTCAAAAACCAGAGGAAATTATGATCGGTACCGTCCAGCGTGTATGTTGCGTATGCGGGATCCGGCTCCCTGGTGAAAAGCGGGCCGTCCTGATATCGCAGGGGTGCGGGACGGTGACCGGGTCCGGCCAAACATTTTGGCACTGCAGAATACCGATACACTCACAAGAAGAGATCCTGATGATGATCCGGGCTGTCCCGGTTTTTGTCACCGCGAAAGAATACGGAAAACCGATTGCTCATAAGATACCGAAACCAGAAGATTTCTAATCATCCATAAATGGAGTATTGATTCTCTTTTTTATCACGTCAGAAGGTCAGACGTTAATCATCCATACATGGATGGATAATTAATTTAGATGTAGAGGGATTCCCTTTCGCTACGCTCTTACTAAAAACAATTATAAAAAAACGCTCTGTTATCATTTTAGAGTTATTAGTATATATAATTTGTTAATTGGATTATTTTTTAGTAGGATATCAGAAATAATCATCCATCCATAAATGGAGTATTAACGTCTGATGTTCAGAGGTAACGAATTAATCAATTAATCATCCATAAATGGAGTATTACCAACTTTTAAATACTAATAAATATTAATAATATTGTATGGGAAAGAAGAACACACCGCGATGCAAATTTTGTTCAAGCGCACAGATTTACTTCCGAGTAAAGACAGAAGATTTTCAGTGCCAGAAATGCGGGAGAACGTTCACGGAATTAACTGACGGTAGTGATCTCAGTGCCTCCGGGACCAAGACCGAATAGGCGGTGCCCGGCCGATATCCACGTTATCCCTAAAGAAGAGCACAGAAGAATCCTTGATTCTATGGGGAGCGGGGGAGCATCTGCCAAGATCAAGGCATTGATTGAAAAAGAAGGCGAACGACAACTACCCTCTGAAAAAAGACTTCTGAAAGCCAGATATATTTTGGCTCGTGAAGAGATCAAAGAAAAAAATAAGGGAATCTATCTTATAAAAACAAAAATGATTACGGTCGGATTCACAGAAGAAGAGATCAGAACAATCGAGGATGAAGAAGATGCCGAGAACTGATGAACATGGAAATTTAGAGTTTCATCCGGTAGAGATGCCCGACGATTATATCTGTCAAGCAGACCCGGAGAATCCGTTTATGGTGTTAAAAGAAAATGAGATAATATCAACCAGAAAATGTGTATGCGGGAAAGGGTTTATCCTGCATGTGAAATTCGACCCGGAATATCCTATGCATCGACTATGCGACGATTGTATCCAGAAACTACCAATTGATCCAAATCAGGGGTATCCGGATGCATTTTTGCAGACGATGATAGAAGCCGGAGAACCGATGGGAGGAGATGAGTGAATCATGAAACTTAAAACTGAAATTGAAGTAAGTGGGATCACGAAAATTATAATCTTCAAAGCACAATTATGGTCTCGTGAAGGATGGTTGAACAAAGAAGATCCACCCAAAGTTGTTGGAAAAGGATTTCTCTGGCATATCCCAGAACCCGACGGGGTACGGCATACAAAATCAGATGCACAGATGCAGAAATATATTCGTGCGCTATTGTCAGGAAATAAGAATCGTGCGTGGGTACACGGTGATACGCTTAATATTGTAAGAAAACAGCCCCCAAAAGGCGGTGCATAATGGGAATGCACACACACGAGATCCGGGAAAAATGTTTAGATAAATGCGAATATCACGAGCTGCAACCAATCACGGGTTCGGACTTCAAGTGCGATATATGCACACTATCTGGTGTTCCTGTCGAATGTAGTACGATCAAATCCTGCAATCGCCCTTCCCGTGCGTGGGTTCGGTGGGAAAAATGAGCCAAAAAGGTAGTCGGAAAAACGGTACATCCGGGAAGGAAACCAGCGCTGGCAATGCAGGCAGAAAGGAACTATCCCACAGACAGTCTATTATGATTCAGTTGATGAGGCATTGAAGAGGGCCGGGTTATGAGCGACCATTTCAAGTTTGATATTATGGTGTCCATTAATGATCGTTGGCAGCTCGGATACGGCCAGTCAGAGCGCGGCGACGAGATAAAAAAAGAGTGTGCCGCTGCCGTGAAAGGCGTCCTCGAACAGCGGGGATTTCGCGAATACCGGGAAGAGTTTACGGTGTTTGTATGAGCAGCATCACCACAACCAACCCCGGCACTATCCGAGTATTCACCCACAGAGCACAACTAAAACGATGGCAGAACTCCCCGCAATTCAAGGCAATGCGGGAAGAGCACGCACGAGCACCCGGCATCAAATGCGCTCATTGCGGAAGAATACACGGAGAACAGCGGTACGATCGGCAGGGTAATCCAAAATTAAAGAACAACGGGAAACCGGACCTTGTCATAATGACGATCAACCACATGAGCGAAACGCTGTACCTGACAGAATCCCTCTATTTGACGTGGGATCCCGCGCTCATGGAGCCGTGTTGCACTATCTGTAACGGCTGGGACCGGCAAGGAAAAGAAGTGTGCCCGGTATGCCGTGTGAATCCCATCCTAAAAGATGATCCGGTGAAAATGTGTATCGCGTGCTATCTGGATGCACATCCGGAAATCAAAAAGCAGATTGAAGCCGGAAAGGAGAAACGGGCGGAAGATAAACGCCAATATAACAAATCGCAAGCAACGAAACGGCGGATTTTAACAGCGGCACACCATTGCTCATTTCACGGTGTCGGACAGAAATGCAGGATCCAATTCAGAGGATGTATGATATGTCCGATCTCCAAGACGAAAGCGAAAAACTGTGAAGGATTTAAAACAAAAAAGAAGGTGATGAAACCATGAGCAACAGAGAACTATCACTCGCAAACCATCTCGCACATGGAGGACAGATTGGATCCACGATCCGATTCCGGTGTGAGAATTGCAGGAACGATCTATTTGAGATCGTATTGTTTGAAGAGAAAAAAGGAACTTACAGTGAGGACGTTATTATTGAACGGACTTATTACCTCCGCTGTACCCGCTGCGGATCAGAAGAGTGTGATCGTGTAATGTCAATCATCCCGAGCTGGTCCGGTCTGAATATAGATCGGGAGCAGGGTGCAGAAGCGCTGCTCAGCCAACAGGGTATTGAGTTTCTGCCTATCGTCAGAGTGAGCGAACTATGACAGAACGATGGATTTATGACAGCCCCTGGACAAAGAAGTGCCCGTATTGCGGAAATATAACACAGTATCCGGATGATATCTGTGATGCGTGTGGAAAGAAGGTTTTGAAATGCAGACGAAAACAAGCCGAGGGATGACGATATGACTTTCATTGGTGTAAATGCAGAATGGCTGAAATCACACGATGCCGAAATACGTAAGCATGGGGGGGAGAGGGTGCTGAAGACGATTCTCACAAAATTGGATGCTTGTATCTCATCGTGTCCATCCGAAGCCAGACAGAAGCCAATCACAATACTTAAGCGTGTACGAGAGACTGTAGAATCCCTGCGGAGCGAACCATGACCGACGAACCAATGTATGTAATCAGCGAGAGCCAGTTGAAAGGCGCAATGTTAGAATCGCTTGATAATGAGGATGTGCGTTCAATCCGTTCCCACACCCTATCGTCAGCAATAGCCGAGTACAACAGGGGGGTTGTTGCGGAGCTGGAACGACTATCAAATCAAAATGTTGGAATACAATATAGATATGCACTTACGGAAGCAATCTCCCTAATCCGGGATGGTGTGAAGAAATGAAATACCTAATCGAATCTACCACGACGACAGCCGGGCATCCACAAGAGAGAACGTTCCGAGAAGTTGAGCGCGGGATGTATGAATACTATCTGATGAATGGGACAACTGATAACGCAGCAAAGAAGGTAAACCATGAGTGACGGTATAACAGATGCATCGCGGGAATCCGCAAAGGATATCGAACGCTGGAAACGCACAGCCATAGATCAATTATTGGCAACATTCAGCAAGGAAGATTTAGTGAAAGAACTCTACAAGCGGGAGGGGGTAGAAATATATTCACCTAATAACTACGGTTCTCAAACAGTTCTTAACATCGGGTGGAATTACAAAAATGCAAAAATAATTGTGGTGAAAGGACAATGACAATGAGCGACGCATATACTGATATCGCAAAAGAGACAGAACGGGCGCTGGAAATAGTCCGGAAGAACAACCCAGGCCCCTCGTTAAACGAAACAAAAGACCCGGTAAAGCGTATGCGGAAACTCAATGAACGGCGGGAACACTTGGAAAATATCATAGAACAGATACGAGACCAGCTGTATCTGATAGAATCGGAGATAATCGAATGCCGGCGGGAGATCGTGAATGGTATGGACATCTTTTAGAACAGCTACAAGATTGTTCTTATATAGATGGAATGGGATGCTGCACAGATCCGAATAAAGAAGGCACAGGAACAAGGAAAACTGGAGGCATGGTTTGAATGAGCATCTGCTATTATATCTCCCTTACCGGAGCCTGTGAACTCCGTATAAGAGATCCAAAGATGGGATGCAAATCCAGAAAAAAGGGAGATATGTGTGGATTATCTGAGACACATGCACATCTTAGCATGCCGGCGAAGCCCCGGGTCCGGGACAAACTCTGAAAGTGCAACCTGCTTCATCCGCTCTTTCGCCTTCACAATATATCTCTTTGTTTTCTGCTTCATATATAGAGAAAAGGTTTATTTAGATAAGTATAAATACTTTTCCCCAGTATAACCTCTAATATCCACAAAAAAACAATTAACGGTGTTAACACATGGTAGAAAAAATTGCAGAGCCAATTGGACTGTTCAAAGCCGGGTTTCATGGAGCCGGCGGACAGTATGAACCGATGGATGAAGACGGGATCCGGAGAGATATTTTCCAAAGAGTGAATATGATCTATGGGCTTGAAATCAATACTTCGGACGGCGCTCCGACACAGAAGAGCATGATCATTGATTTCGTGTATGACGGTCTTTGCATTCAAGATCCGCACGCATCAAGACCAATGGCATTCTCGACAGATTACCCGGCACAGGTTGACCGTGGTTTCTGGTATGGTTTTTGCCAGGCTCCGAACTATACGAAGTATTCGCGGGTTGGAAAGCATACGGTGACGATCAAAGTCGCACCCCGCACGGCACCACTACCCGGAACCTCCAGCGCAAACCAGAAACTTTTACCACGTGATTTCTCGGATGCTGCCGGGGGAGTTGTAAAAACGTTTGAATTCACAATCTACCCGGAATCACAGCCACTCCCGGTTGATCCTGATATGGAGTGAGTCATGCCCGAACCAACCGGACCCGGCTATACAACCGATCCGTATAAGGACGAAGGCGGGGAATGTGACGATCCGATCTCCAAACTTTTTGCGAAAGTCAGCGGCCCCGGTGGACTGTTCAGCACATGGAGAGAAAGGCATATCGCCATAATGGGTGCTGCCGCTGGATGGCGTGCCGGTACGCTCTCTCCCGTTCCTACGTGTCCCCCCCTTTGGCAGGATGAATGTCAATATTTTGATGGTTGTGCAATGCTCGCAAACGTTCTGAAATGCCAATGGCCGGGAGTATCGGCGTTCATTGTTGCACTTCTCGGGGCGGTTGCATCAGGCATCATCAAAATCTAATCACCCCCTATTTAATGCGCTCTGCTCATTGGAGCACCACAGGCGGTTCAGAACCGTGTGAGCGCGTCGGCCACCAAGTGCCAGCCCTTGTCAGGAAAATTGCACAGAACCTAAGAGCAAAATGCAGACACGCATCCGGTACGACTTCATCACTCCATCACTCAAAATAAGCGATCAATAAAAAGGAACTCCTGACAGGGAACAGTAATTTATCGCCCGTATGCTACCTATCAGGGTCAAACCTGATACGGGCTTCCATGACAACGAAGTGCAGCTCGTGCAAATACGAAATCATCTGCCCGCCCATATTCAAGCAAAAGGCAGAGGCGAAACCACAACCGTGCGATCAGTATATTGAGGATACCGGGCTGATGAGCGGCAGAGCGTGGATATGAACTTCAAAAACATCGCAATTACTGAACTATTACCGGATGCAAAGAATCCGAGAAAGGATCTGAAACCTGAAGATCCGGAATTTCAGAAAATAAACACTTCAATTGAGAAGTTCGGGTTTCTGGAGCCTATCGTATTCAACACGCGAACAAAAAAGATACTTGGAGGGCACCAGCGATTAAAAACCCTGAAGAACAAAGGCATAACCGAATTGCATATTCTCTCATTGGGTGCTTACTCGTGGGCGTTTACGGATGACGATTTAAAGGAGTTATCCCCATCAGAAGAGAACGCGGCAAACATCGCTCTGAACAAAGCACAGGGAGATTGGGCGATGGATCAACTTATGTCAAATCTTAAAGAATTAAAAGCCGATGACTTTGATATCTCATTAACTGGTTTTGATAATGATGAGTTTGATAAGATGATATCTTCCGAATCTATTGCTACCATAGACGATCTCCTTGAAGACTTTGATAGCACAATCGCAATAGAGAAACCAATATGGATAGTTATCCGGGCATCACAAGAGAGAAGAAACGAGATCGAAAAAAGCATATCAGAACTAAAAGAGGTTCACATTGAACGCAGTTACACAGAAAGATAATTCCACTCCTGCAAGGAAGATCCATTTACGGAAAAAGTATCTGCCTAAAAATGCCGTTGTTCTTGATTGTTTCTGCGGGTCTGGAATCATATATCATTCCTGCTATGAAGACGTGAAAGAATATCACGGCCTTGACACCAAAAAAATACACGGTGATAAACTCTGCGAAATCGTAGATAATAGGTTATGGATTAAAAACAATGATATTAATAAATTCACGGTTTTTGATCTTGACTCTTATGGCTCACCATGGCTACTCTTATTCAAAATCCTTAAGAAAGCAACTCAAAAAGAGATCGTTGTTTTTCTCACCGACGGCATATACAACAAACTGAAACGAGATCCCAAACTGCCGCATATCATAAGCGCAACTGAACAAATCCCTAAAAATTTCACGATCCCTGGATTAACACGATATTATCCCGATATAATCGGTACGCTATTCTTACGCATCAAATCCGAGTATGGATACACAATTGAAAAAGCAGTATCAATCCCGAATTGTGGGGAAACCGTACAATACTGGTATCTCAAATTTGTCAGGCGTGAAATACAAAAGATAAATGAAAAGGTATAAATACTCAAGGCCCCTATAGTATATTGTAGCAAAAACAACAAGATGCTACAAAGGAGTGAAAGAAATGCCTGAAGTAAAACTAACAGTAAGAGACAGCGAAATGAGGGAAACCACGATCACAAAAGAGATCGAACCTGAAAAGTTCGCAGCATTTGTTGAGCGCATGATAAAAAACGTTGATGAACTCCACGTTAAAAAGATGTACAAGGTCGGAGACTCAGGGCGAGAGGTTTACGAGATCCTCGCAATCAGCAACTAACTTTTGGAGTGTGTAGAAATGAAAACCGAAGTACAAGGATACTACAAAAAAGATGGGCGGTTTGTTTCTGGATATTTCAGGACCGGAAAACCCGATTTATTGCCTCCAGATGAGTTCATGTGCGATCACTATCCCAAGCAGGAAGATGAGTTCTTACCCTAATTTTGGTGTAACATGAAAATCATCTACGAACCATCAGGACGGGCTCGGGAATATTCCGAGCTTGCAGCCAATCTGTATGCAGGATGCGATCACGGGTGTACTTACTGTTATGCACCAGCAGCACTAAGACGGACCCGCGAAAAGTTCAACCAGTCATCCCCCAGAACGGATCTGATCAAGAACCTCGCAAAAGATGCTGAAGAGATGCGGAAAAACAAGGATCAAAGAAATGTCCTACTCTGCTTCACCTGCGATGCATATCAGCATATCAACGACCAGTATAAACTTACTCGTCAAGCCATCCAGATATTCCAGAACTGTGAGATCAATTACACGGTTCTGACGAAAGGCGGCGAGCGGTCAGAACAGGATTTCGATATCTGGGATCCAAAATTTGGCACCTATGCAGCAACGCTCGTATTCACCGATAAATCACAACGGCAGAAATACGAGCCCGGAGCAGCCCCAACCTCCGAACGGATCGCAGCTCTAAAGCGTGCGCACGAACTCGGAATTAAAACATGGGTATCCCTTGAGCCAGTATTTGACCCGGTTCAGACGTTTGAACTGATCCGCCAGACTCATGAGTTTGTCGATCTCTACAAAGTTGGCAAACTCAATTATATGGACGAATCAAAAGCGGTCGACTGGAAAGTGTTTGCACAGCAGGCCATCGATCTGATCGGTTCGTTTGGAAATGATATCTACGTGAAAAATGACCTCAGGAAGTATCTCAATGTCTGAAACAGCATACGCCAATCTCGGAATTGAAAAAGAAGTATATGATAAGTTCCGGGAAATCTGCCAAACAAAAGGATTCAAAATCGGCAAACAAGTAGAAATTTTAATGAGAGAGTTCAACAATAAAAACTAACTATTTTTATCAATACCTTTAATACCCAAAAAACCCTCTCTCTTTTAAATGACCAAAAAGAAATCGCCGGATAAAAAGAAAAAACTAGGTAGACCGTCCGTATATAACCCGACTAAACACAATAAACAAGCTCATGAACTGGCAGAACTCGGAGCCACAAACGAGCAGATCGCCGAAGCACTCAATATCAGCACAGCCACATTTGACACATGGAAATTCAAATATCCTGATTTTCTGAGTGCCATAAAAACAGGGAAGGAAATAACAGATGATGAGGTTGTGCGATCACTGTTAAGCCGGGCAAAAGGCATGAAAATCAGGAAAACACGGATAATTCAGATCGGTGATGAACGAATAGAGACGGATGGGGACGGGAGAGAGTGGCGGGTAACGGCAAAAAGAAAAGAAATGAGTGAAGATGAGATCCCACCGGATCCAACTGCGATGATCTTCTGGCTCAAGAACCGGCAGCCGAAAGACTGGAGAGATAAACACGAGCAGGAGATCACGGGCAAAGACGGTGCGCCATTAACCGTAAAGATCCTTCGTGCTGGTAGTATGGATGAATTATGAGTATGGCAATGGCAATACCTCCCTATACTATTCTGGAACTCCCTGCAGGAGCAAAACAAGCGTTTCAGCAGTACGGGGGCGGCTTAACCCTTTGGAAATGCAAAGACCCGGAAGTCATTATTAGCGGTCCGGCAGAAACGGGAAAGACCCGCACCGCATTAGAAAAACTGGATGCTCTCATGTGGAAGTATCCAGGAGCACAGGCAATCATAGTCCGTAAAACATACAAGAGCCTGAAAACATCCGTACTCTTAACATTTGAAAGAAAGGTGCTCGGTGCATGGGATCCGGAAACCGGCAGATTTGACCAGCGGAAAACCCCCGTCCAGAAACTTGGAGGGGAGCATGTCGAGGGATACCGGTACCCGAATGGCAGTCATATTTATTTGGGCGGGATGGACGTCCCGGATAAGGTACTCTCTTCTGAATGGGATATCGTTTATATTAATCAGGCGGAAGAACTCACTTTAAACGATTGGGAGATTATCACAACCAGAACCACAGGCCGGGCGGGAAATATGCCATACGCTCAAGTGATGGCAGACTGCAACCCAGGCGCACCGATGCACTGGATACGGGCACGAGCTGAGAAAGGGCGGTTAACCTTCATCGAATCCCGGCATGAAGATAATCCCACTCTTTTTGATCCGGTCACTCATCAGATCACAGAGCAGGGCACACGCTCCTTAACGGTGCTTGATAATCTGACAGGCGTTCGATATCTCCGGTTACGGCTCGGGAAATGGGCAGCAGCTGAGGGCGTGATTTATGAGGATTTCGACCGGGAAGTTCATATTATTAACTCATTCCCGATCCCGGTAGATTGGGTACGGTTCAGGGCGATAGATTTCGGGTATACCAATCCTTTTGTATGCCAATGGTGGGCGATGGACCCGGACGGCAGGCTATACCTATACCGCGAAATCTACATGACGCACCGACTGGTTGAGGATCACGCCCGGCAGATTAACCAACTTTCACAAGGAGAACAGATACAAGCAACCATCGCCGATCACGACGCAGAGGACAGAGCAACCCTTGAGCGGTATGGCATCCCTACTATCGCCGCAATGAAAGCGGTATCTCTGGGTATTCAGGCATTCCAAACCCGATTGAGAAAGGCAGGGGATGGGAAACCCCGTCTATTTATCATGGCCGGGGCACTGGTTGAAGCCGATCCTATCTTAATTAACGACAAGAAACCCATATGCACAGAGCAGGAGATCGAATCGTATATCTGGATTCCCACGAAGGACGGTAAACTAAACAAAGAAGCCCCATTGAAGGAGAATGATCATGGGATGGATCCGGCCCGGTATCTCGTTTGTTATGTGGATGGGATAAAACCTGTTGAAGAACAGAAACCACTGCAACAGGTTTATGTAATGCATGATGACTATGAAATCTAACGAGGTTACTACGATGATGATTATGGATTCTAACAAGAAAACCCCGGCGATTTCGATTATTAGAGCCCGGAACGAGGTTATTTTATGATGGCACATTTACACGATGAAGTTAAAGAACACTTCTCAAGACTTGTTACTGGTATCATGTCAAAACACAAATCAAACGCTATCAACGATGAACAACTAATTGAAAGATTAGGGCGATTGCGAGGTATGGAGAACGTCGTAATATCCACATTGCAATCAGCGGAAAAGGTGTAAAATGGCACAAAATAAACAGACTATAAAACAAGAACCGGAACCGGCAGGGACTACAATGCGGATATCCCCGGAACTCAAAGCAACGCTGGAAGGCCTGAAAGAGAACCCGCAGGAATCATTAGCAGATGTTGTTCGCAGGTTGATGATCACAAAGACCGTGATTGAATCAGAGAATGGGATGGTTACACTGAAGATGCCGGAATCGTCCTATCTGCGACTATTGACGGTGCAATCCTCAACCCTATGGAGTGATATGCTGGCAAAGGCGAAGGTGTCAGGATGATCCGCGAACAGGTAGCCGATGCACTCACGGGCGGCAAACTATCAGCGCTCGGAACCACACTCGAACAGGCACAAGAGATGTTGCGAACGACCCGGGGTGATATCACCAAATTAGAGCGCACAGTTGAGGGCATGAAAGACGGCAGTATTCCCCTATCCGAGTCAGCTGGCACAGATTGGTCATTTAGATTGCAGCGGGATCGCGGGTGGGTGCTGGCCAATGGCGCAACGATTGAGGCAATGCGCAGAATCCAGAAAAGTGATATCGATATGTATCACGACCTCGCAACGTTCGCCTATATTTTCAACCCGCTCATCAAAGCCGCCGTCAATGTAAAAACCCGGTGGACGTTTGCCAAACAATTTAATATCTCCTCGGAAGTTGACGCGAATCAAGCCATTATTGACGCCGTCACCAAAGATCCACTCAACAAAAACGCATTCTTCAGCAAGCAGGCGATCCGGGAAATTGACCACGAACTGCAGAAAGGCGGAAACATCTATCCGGCAATCCATATGTATTCTGATCCCGTTGGGGTCCGGGTTATCTCCTCATATGAGATCGTCGATATCATAAGCGATCCGGACGATGCTGATAAACCCATGTATTACTGCCGGTCATGGACTACGGAATCAGGAGAGATGCGACAGAAGGCATACCCGTCAATTTTCAACGATTCCCCGGAGGCTGAAATCAAAGCGCCTTCTGGGGCACTGTTCAAAGTCGAGCCAGAGATCATCGTCTATCACATGCACACGGCGAAATCCCTGAAGCAGAAATGGGCTCTATCAGAACTCACCGCTGCAAGACCGTGGGCTCAAGCACATGCACAATTCCTCGAAGATTACGGCGCGGTAGTTGCTGCGTACCGCAAATACGCTCACATGATGACCACGAAAGGCGGGGCTGCGCAGGTAACGGCATTATCTAATCAGTTCAAGGGCAACCAAGACGCCATGCACACGCCACTGCAGAGCAACCCCGCCGGCTCAATGGTTGTTGCATCGGAAGGTAACGAACTGAAGGTTATCGATGCCGGCAGTGGTAAGATGGTCGGGTTATCGGATTCCCGCACGTTCCTTTTACAAGTCTGCGCTGATACCGGAGTGCCGGATACTCTCTTAGTAGGGGATTCCAACAACGGCAATCTCGCAACCGCAACCGCATTGGAAGGTCCGTTCGGTATCTTGGTTGAAGACCGGCAGTCAGACTGGCAATGCACATTAGAGATGATCTTCGGGCATATCCTCGGAAACAATGAGTTTGAAGTATCATTCCCGCCATTACGTGCGAACGTTGCGGCGTATATCACGGCAGTAAACAACGTGGCAACCCTCAATCAGGCCGGGAATTGGGCCGGGACTGTCAAAGCAAAGGACTACATTAAAGCCGTCCACGAGGTCATGGAATGGAAACTACCTGAAGATGATGTTGTGGATGAGATGGCAGCCGCGATTGAGGAGAAAGCTGCACAGAAACCCGAAACACCCGCTATTGATAACGGGCTGAATCAGATCGCTATGGCTGCGAATGGTTTGATGAATGCGACAAAGACAGCAACACCCCCCACCGTCCCAAAGCCCGGAGGAAACGAACCCGGAACAGGTCCGGCCATACCAGTATCATGACCCCCCTGCAAGAAGCCGCGAAGAAACTAAAACAGGCGGCGATAGGCGCACTCAAAAGGCGGGATGTTGACCGGCTCGCAAAGAAACCCCGCCGGGAATTAAGCGCATTTTTCCGCAAACAGAAACGGCTCACATTGGAAGCGATGGAGAAACAAAAGTATCTTTTTTCAGAATCATTCGGGAAACTATCAGAAGGTACCGTAGATTTCACCAAAAATAGTTGGCAGCAGACGTGGGAAGATATAGAGCGCGGTACTGAATGGGAACTTCAGCAGATTATAACGCAGGCAGAAGCTACAGCGATGAGCAAAGGCGCAACCGTGGCAAAGACGCTGTTTGTCCCGGGGAAAGGCGGATCGTTCAATCTCGTAAATCCCCGCGCCGTTAATTGGTTTCTGGATAAGGGCGGATCCGTAGATTATATTAGGGGAATAAATCACACCACCGGCGACCAGATTAAAACACTCATCGGGAGAGCCATCGATCAGGGGCAGTCATATACGCAGACCGCCAAACAGATCGCCGAAAAGTTCGACGGGTTCAGCCGGTCCCGGGCACAGATGATCGCAGTTCATGAATCCGGGCAGGCATATGAAGCCGGGAATCGGATGCTCATCGATTCAGTAGCCGATCAGGGTATCCAGATGCAGAAGCGGTGGATGGATTCTGGAGATGACCTTGTAACCCCGGAGTGTGCGGCGAACAGTGCGGAAGGATGGATACCGCTCAAAGATCTGCATTTATCCGGGCATCAGGGGCCGCCGAGATTCCCCCGGTGCCGGTGCTGGGAAGATTATGAGGAAGTCCCAACCTAATAATTCTCTTTTTAATAGCCAGTTGTAACTTTTAAATAATATTACATCATATTATTTAATATGGTAATTGTTCGGAGAAAAGGAATAATATATGCTCCAACAAGTGTGCAGATCCCAGAAGATGTTCGAGATATTGCGAAATCATATAAAATCTGTTTATCTGGAACTTTAACAGAGGCACTTATCAAAAAGATACACGAATATGAGATAGAAGAGATGAAAAATAAGAGGGAAAGATGAGAGAAATCCCACTCACTCAGGGAACGGTGGCACTGGTTGACGATGAGGATTATCCAGAGTTATCAAAGTTTAAATGGCAGGTCTCATATGGAGGATCTCCGATATATGCAACCCGGCAATCTCTTGTAATTGACGGAAAACCACAGCGTCTTATTGCCATGCATAGAGCGATTATGAACACACCTGCCGGAATGGAAACCGATCACATTAACGGAAATGGTCTTGATAACCGCAGGGAGAATTTACGGGTTGTCACACGCAGGGAGAACCAACAGAATAGACACGTCACAAAAACCTCAAAATATCCCGGCGTTTCTTGGAACAAAATAAATAAGAAATGGACGGCACAGATCCACATTGAAGGGAGATCAAAGTGTCTCGGAAGTTTTGATGACGAGATCGCCGCTGCAAACGCATATACCGATGCATGTCAAAATTTATCAAATATTGCCCCCTCAAAATCATATGGTAAAAAGAATCGAAGTGCACCAAAGGGAGCAATCCGTATAGGAGATGATTGCATCGCGGTCCTTGAAAAGTGGCGGCATGAGCACGAGAGTCTGAGTGATGCGGTGCGGAGGATGGACAGACATTTGAAAAAGCACAGGGAAAGCGGGGTGAAGTGATGGCAACACATTACGACAATGCCCCATATCCAATATACTCTTCACGGAACACAAAAAAATGGAGGGGGGATTTTGTTCCAATCGCATTACTTACCCGTGATGCAAACACGGAACTGATTAAAAAACTCGATGCTGAAAATATCGATACCAAAACAGGGATGATGCCCTTAAGGGGCGATCTTCCAGAAACACAGTTTGTTCTCTATCAGTTAGAGGTAAGGTTCGAGGATGAAGAGCGGGCCGTCCGGGTTCTCTCCAATCTGATTATGCCGGGGTCTGGAGATAGGTGAAATGAAAGACGCGATAAACTGGTTGGATGCAACCCCGGAACAAATGATAAAAGCCGTGAACAGAGTATCAAAGACGATATTGAAGGAGATCAAGAACATCACTGCAATTAGTACCGGTGCCCTTGAACAATCACTTATATCAGATCCGCACATCAAAATCATGCCATGCCCGGTCTGCTCCGGAACGGGGAAGATCCCCCGCAAGCACAAGAAAGGCAAAAAAAAATGCAAATCGTGTAAAGGCACCGGATCGGATATTAAATATGTGGTTGATGGGGAGGCAAAATCATATAGATTTGTTGAGTACGGGATGAAAAACAACTCTTAATAATGCACGTTCCATAAGCCAATAACCCTCTTTTTATCTCTCCTAGTATACCGCAGTTCTCCTCATCCACGTCTGATGTATACATTATTTCCCGTCGTTGGTGCACATCTCACTTTCCCTTATATATTACTACTAATCATATTATCGTTCAATGGCAGAAGCCAACAACATTTTTGATAGCCCCATTACGAACTTCCGGATCGCTGAAGCCGCAGCGGATGGGATGCTCATCGATGTTCACGTCATCTCTCCCGGATGGGGATCATTCGGGTACTATTCCGAATCGGTATTACGGGCAGCGTGTACCAACGGTGTATATCCTGCCGGTATGCACATGCATATCGACCACCCGACCCGAAAAGCAGCACAGGAACAGCCGGGCCGGACCATCAAAGGCGAATCCCCGTTAGCGGCGATATTCACCGAAGCCGGGCACTATACCCCGAACGGATGGGACAAGACCGCTGAAAACCCGACCGGTGCCGGTGTTTATTCCGTTGCTAAAGTCCTCCCTACGTTTGTCGAGGACATGAAAGCGATGGCGGGCAATATCGGGATCTCTCATTACGTTGAGGGCAAGCGCGAAAGCGGGGTTGCTCCTGATGGCAGAAAAGGACAGATCATCAAAGAACTGGTTGCCGATCAGTGGAACACGGTTGATTTTGTCACCGTTCCCGGGGCGAAAGGCAAGTATAGATTAGCGTTTTCGGAGATGAAAATCCGGCAAGATTCGACTGAAAACGCAGAATCTATTGGAGAAAACATGGCAGACAAACAGGAATCACTTACTCTCTCGGAGGTTCGCACGAGCCACCCGGAGATCTTCGAGGAGATGAAAGCATCTCTGTCAAAGGAACTCATGATCGAAGCAGCCACCAAGGATCAGACAGTAAAACTGAACGAAGCGGCAACCAAGATCAAGACGCTGGAACAGGAGAACAAAGGACTGAAGACAATGATCGCAGAGGGAAAAGCCCGCGAATTCGTTGCCACTCAACTCAAAGAAGCCAAGATCCCCGAAGTATCCGGGAAAGTGCTCATAGAATCGCTCATCAAACAGGTTGTTCTGTCTGAAGACGGCTCAATCAACGCGGCTGAATTCGGGAAGATCGTCACCGATGCCGTAAAAGTCAAGGCAGAAGAGATCGCCGCGATTATCAAGGAATCCAAGTCGGGAATCCACGATAACGGCGGAAGTGCACCCCCGGCAGCGGGCGATGTAACCAAAGCGAAGGAAGGATATATCCGCGTCCTGATGGAAGGCGGAATGAGCAAAGAGCAGGCAGAGCAGCTTGCGGAGGAGTGAAGAATGTTAAACGAAACACATACTCCTGATTGTATCAGGGTAATCGCAACATACCCGGCAGTCCCGGCAGCGGGTGGCGTCGTGGTATACGGCAAACTTACCGGCGTTGCGCAGGGATCTGAAGATGCAGACGGATACACCGTTACGCAGTTCGGACCGTTCATCGGGACGTTCTCGGTTGTATCAAGTGGTGCAATTGCAAAGGGTGATTCAATCTTTGCGTCTGAATCTTCACCGGTTGTATTGAGCAATATCAGTACCGGTATCTTCTTTGGATGGGCGAATGCGGCGATTGCATCAGGAACCGCAACCATCGAAGTCATCAAGGCTGGGTATGCAGGCGGGATCCTTGCAGCCAATGCAATTGGAACTACCCAGCTGGCAGCCAGTGCCGTTACCGCCGCGAAACTCGGAGCCGCCGCAGTATCGGCAGTCAGCCTCAACTACGAAGTCGCAACTCTCGTGTTCGGAGATACCGATGTCTCAAAAACCGCAGCCGTAACTCTCGGGAATATCATTGTTGGTCACTACGTATCATCGGTGACGGGTGTTCCCGTCGGTTGGCCGATCCAGTTGGTGATTGCATCAACCACATTAACCGCAACCGCATCGGCAGCACCAGGTACAGAAACCGGGTACACTCTGAACGTTGTCATGCTGAAGGCAGCAGGTGTATAACATGACTGAAAACAAATTTGCAGAAATCTTTGGCAAAGACCAGAGAATGACAAAGGACTATCTGAAATCCGCTGAAGGACTCACCCGGCGCACTAAAGTACAGGAATTCCTCCGCAGTGTTGAGGGTATGCAGGGCTATTCGAGGCTCTGTGAGGCAATGGGAACCAGCGATTTCGCGTATCTATTGACCGCTGACATGAACGCCCAGATGCTTCGGATGCAGGCCGCTGTCGATGTCTCGTATCGGAACTGGACCCGCCCTATCAGAGTAAACGATTTCAAGAATACCCCGCTTCCGGCACTCGAAGCACCGATCCGCATCCTCCAGGAACGCGGTGAAAACGAAGGGCTTCCTGTAACCTACCTCGGAGAGAGCAACTACAATATCAGCATCAAAAACCTTGCTGATTCGCTCGAACTCACCCGGCAGGCCATCATCAACGATGCACTCGGGATGTTCAACAGCGTGCCTGAAGTATTCAGCCGGGCAGCCGCAATGACCGCTGAATATGTAGCAACCTCAAAGATCGCAGTAGCAGCTGGGCCGGACACTACCCTGTTTCCAACCAATGACGCGAACGGCAACTATACCACAACCGAATTATCAGTTGCAGGTGTGATTGCAGCCGCTAACAAGATGGCGATCCAGACTGATACCAAGGGGAACCCGCTCAATCTTCAGCCCAAGGGGATTATCGTGCCCCCGGCGCTCCGCATGAAAGCACAGGAGATCGTTAAGGCGCTGACTGTCGAACGGTATGACCTTACATCAGAAGTTGGGTACAAGACCACGGGTAACAACCCGCTCGCAGGACTTGAAATATCAGTCGATACCCAGATCCCCGTGTGCTCATCCAGCAACGCATACAAAAACAAGCAGTGGTATCTCTACGCGGATCCTATTGCGGACCGTCCGACCGTTGCCTTCGCGACACTGAACAGCAACCCGACCCCGCGTATCTTCAGGAAGGCTCCGGATGCACAGGTGCTTGGCGGTGGAATGGACAACTACTCATATGAGATGTCCACCATCGGGTACAAAGTCGAATGGGATATCGGCGCAGCACAGATTGATTACCGTGGAATGGTTGCCAACGCTCCAACCTCCTAATCCTTTTTTGGGGGAATCGTGACTTTCACGTATGATCCGACTACAGCACTGGGAAAAACCCGCCTGTATGCACAGGACACCGTCACAGCAAATGCCATTTTCACCGATGCAGAGATCCAATCTTTCCTTGACATAAACTCTCAAAATGTGTTTCTGGCAGCCGCTGATGCACTTGATATTATCGCAGCGAATCAGGCATATGTCCTGAAAGTCATCACCAACAACGGCCTGAGTACCAACGGCCCGGCAGTGGCGGCATCCCTACAGGCAACCGCGAGAGTATGGCGGGAAAAGGGATTGCTCACCGATGGCTCCACGGCATTCTCTGGAATTGTCATAGTATCGAATCCGGATGATCCATACTTGGAGATACGATAATGCAATCATCATTCATCGACTCCCGGAGAAACGCATCATTAACGGCGAACTTCAACCCGTCAAAATGCACAATTCAGGAATATGTTGATGGCGTGGACGCTTACGGTGCGCCTACGCAGACATGGACAGATCTGGCTAATCATGTTAATCTGCCCTGTTCGATTGCGCTCAATTCCGGGAAAGAGATTAAGAATCCTGAATATGAATTTGGTGTCACTACGCATAGGATCGCTCTGAATGGGATCTATCCACTGATAACCCGGGTACATAGAGCAATTGTTGACGGCATCACTTATGGAATTGAGTATGCAACTCCTCCGGGCCATGCGAACTCGATCACGGTGCTATTGTGTAATATAGCATCCGGTGGTGTCTGATGGATGCAAGCGATCACGATCTCCTGATCAGATTGGATGAGAAAATGGACGCCATCCTGAAACGGCTTGAAAAAGGAGATGCCTGTATGGAAGAACACGACAAGCGGATCGGAAAAATCGAAGCGTTTCATGCCACAATGATCGGTATTGCTGCGTTCGTCTCGTTCACAGTATCACTTATCTGGTCAAAGATTGGGGCGTTTTTTGGAGGTCAATCTTAATGGCAGAAATCCGAGGTATGAAAGAACTTAAAGACGGATTCAAAGATCTTCAGCAACGAATGGAAGCGAATGCCCGATCTGCCGTCATCCTCGGAGCGAACGCCTATAAGAGCGATGTTCAAAAAGGAGCTCCATACAAAACGGGCACTCTTCGACGTTCAATTCACGTAAGTGACCCGGAAGGTTCAGGGATGCAAGTCGTTGCTTATGTGGGCACAGATCTCCCATATGCCGCCCGGTTAGAATTCGGGTTCGCCGATAAGGATAGCCGGGGACGGGTTTACAACCAAACGGCCCGCCCTTATTTCCGGCCCCCTCTTGACCAGAATAAGGACAAGTATATCCAGATTATCAAGACGGGGTTACTGCGATGAGCAACGACGTAGAGTTAGCAATTATAACGGCACTGAAAGCCAATACCGCGATATGCTCGACTTCTTTTGTTGGCGCATCACCCAACCAGAGGATATACCGCAGGAAACTCCCCGTATCCCCAACATTCCCCGCGATCACTGTCACAAAGATAGACGATATCGCGGATCGGGATACCAACACGGGCGGCTGGGCACATACCCGTATCCAGTGCACCGCTTGGGTATCAAGTCCGGGACCGGAAGATGCACTCTCAAAACTCATCCGAAAAGCATTGCACCGCAAAAAGAACACATTGATGACGGCTGGAACCGGCAAAGTATATATCGTAATGATCCGCGATGCTGGTTCAGTGCCTGATGAAAATACCGAAATCCCGATCTATATGGAGCACCGGGATTTCATAATTCTCTATGACTACAAGGAGGTTTAGGAAAAATGACTGAAGAAACACAAAGCACACTCGGCGTTTCAGTGCTCAAAAATGGTCTCCCTATTGGGAATATGGATGAGCCGAAATATCCGGGCGCAACAGCAACGATCAAACCGACACGCGCCCAGAATAACATTGGCGGAATAGAAACTAATCTCGTGACTTGGATCACTCATGACGTTCTCGGATTCAAGGTAAAGCAGGACGGTTCAGCAGCACAGGCAACCCTGCAAGCTGCTATCTATCTCCGTGCTATGGACACATGGACGGTCGTAATGCCCCCGGACTTCCACGCGGGCGGGCATTCGTTCTCATGGGTAGGACAGATCAGCAAATGCACCCCTACTGAGGATGACGGAACCGCATACCTTGATATGGAAGTCACGGTCAACGGCCGGATCACACCGATCACCACATGGGCAGGCGGGCTCACCACACCGTTCTTCTCGATTGTGGATGACGATACCCCGGCCAACCCACTCACACCAGTACCGGTGGCAGCGGCGGCAGTCTATGAATACGACCTTGAGGCGTACTCCGACAATGCGTATATCATCATCACGCCAACAGCAGCAGCCGGAACAATCTATGTTAACGGGGTTGTCGTTGCCACGGGAGTTGCATCCGGGAATATCACGATCAACGCAGGGCAGGGACAGATCACTTATATCCCTATTGTCGTGACTGAGCTGAACAAAACACCTAAGATCTACTGGATCCGCGTACACGGCGGCCCGACTGCACGCCCGTAATCTGGTGAAATATGGACGGACGAAAACATACAGTTTTTGAGGCAGCCGGGAAGGTCTATAACTTACGGGTATCGTTTAATGCGATGTGCATGTTCGATGATCAGATCGGCCCGGTCACCGCTCTACTCAGTGGTGGAGCAAATGCAAAGAACTTTATTGCATACCGTGGTCTTCTCTGGGCTTCGGTCAATGCTTACGGTACTGAAAAGATAACCGTTGAACAGGCCGGGAATATCTGCGAGCAGTATATTGCAGAGAAAGGATTCGAGGCGTTCATCAAGGAAATGCAGCGGATCATTCAAGACAGCGAATGGCTCGGCGGAAAAGGGGCTGGTGAAAAAAACGTGATACCGGACCCGAAAAGACCTTCCGGGAAATCATAGCGGAGTATGAAGTATTAGCCTATGGAGTTGGTGGATTAACCCCGGCAGAGTTCGGGGATCTTACCCCTGCCGATTTCTTACCCTTCATAAATGCAAGGATCAAGCGAGAAGTGGAGCAAATCAAGATGGAAAACGAACGAGTCGGATTAATCTGTGCAACGTTGCAGAACGGTATCCCGGTTGTAATGGTAAGAAAGACCGGGAAAGAGCGGAAACCATCGGATTATTTCGGGAAACCATCATCACCAAAAGAAGAGCCGGAAGTCAGGAAGAGCAAAACACAGCGGATCTACGATACAATGATAGCATGGGTTGGCGCTACAAAGGGAGGGACTAATGGGGCTTGAGGCGTTTTCAAACGGGATCGCATTCCCTATCGGCACGGATCTTTCAGGACTGAAAACCGGACTATCTGAAGCTGGGGGAGAACTCGATAAAACAGAGGGAAAATTCGCAGGATTTTCTGCAACCATCAAACAGCACGGGGTCGCCATAGGGGCGGCTATGACCGGGGCAGGATTGGCGATTGTTGCCCTTGCAGATGACGCCCGTAAAACCAATGCCACGCTCGGAACCACCGGGATACAGCTCGGAAAATCTACAGAAGAGATGCGAGCACTAGCACTTAGTACGACCAATGTCACTTTCCCGCTCGAAAATGTAACCGCTACCTTCGACCTGCTCACGCGGGCAGGGATGCGGAACACAGATCAAATGAAGGTTACGGCGACGGCATTTGATACGCTCGGCGATGCTATCGGGATGTCAGCGCAAGACGTAACTGATATTATGATCCCTACATTCAATGCGTTCGGAATTTCACTGGAAGATGCTGGTGATTATACCGATTCATTCACCTATCTTGTCCGGAATTCCACCATTGATCTATCTGATTTCTCGACGGTAATGAATTACCTCTCTAAAGATATCGGGACGCTTGGTCTTTCAGTAGATGATACCGTGGGGATCATGCTTGCCCTGCAGGAAAGAGGGATTCAGGGATCCGCTGCAACCCGCCTGTTCCGGACTGCCGTAACTCAGGCTGAAGGCGACACCACCAAACTCTATGAGGCTCTCGGCATCACCGCTAAATCTGTAGCCGGATATAGTAAGGATATCAAGGCGGCTGACGGATATACTCAAAAGTTTGCCGATGCTCAAAACAAGCAATACGGAACGATGGACAAACTCAAGCAGATGTATGATGAGTTTAGACTTTCTGCCGGGTCTGCTCTTGAACCCGTAGAAGGTATGGGTGCGGCGATGGCAACAGCCGGGCCTCTCATGATGGGTCTTACTGCAATGCCCTCTCTCCTTGGAGGTGTCAAAACAGGTCTTACGCTCATCAGCTCGCATCCGATCATCCTCGCATTCACTCTGATTATTGCAGCTCTAATCATCCTCGAACTCAAATTCGGTGTCCTGACAAAAGCAGCGGCAATCCTTAGTGAGGGATTCGGCTGGTTATCAGAAGGTATCAGCGCATTTATTGGATGGGTTACTTCTGCGGTTGATTGGGCAGGAGTGCTCGGATTTGCATTCAAGGTTTTACTTGGCCCCATCGGCTGGATAATGCTGGCTATGGATGCCATGGGTATCTCTTGGGACGATGTCTGGGGCGGTATGAAATCAATCGCTCAAAGTGCATCATCGTTCATCGGCGGGATTATCGACGCGATGGTTGGCGGCATCAAATGGGCTGTCAATGCGGTAATCGATGGAATCAACATGATGATCCGAGGCTTAAATCTGTTCAATTTCCGAGTACCGGATTGGGTGCTAGGAATTGGCGGGCAGTCTATCGGATTCAACCTCGCACAGATTCCGAGATTAGCTGAAGGCGGAATCGTCACTCAACCTACAATCGCCATGATCGGAGAGTCCGGTCCTGAAGCGGTTGTTCCATTGTCAGGAGATGGGGCAGGTCTCAAAGGGAATATCTATTTCACCGGGCCGATCACCGTCCGGGAAGAGGCGGATATTGACAAAATTGCACAAAAACTTCAGACATTTATTGTCCGCACGAATCGCGGGAGGGGGACCATCTGATGGCAAAGATGTTCGACAGCGGTGATGCAGTACGAAATATTATCATACGAGAATCAAAGGCCGTTGATGAATATTTATCCGGCAATAAAAAGGCGTATAATTACCTTTTTGGGAAAGTCTCATCACAGCAATGGGGCGATCTTGTTCTCGATAATGGCAATCCCATAACAATCGACGATAAAATGGAGCCGGAGTATATCAGAAGATATATCGAGAACACCATTAAAATTGTGCGAGGTCTTCCATTTTGACTGATAACGGGGGTTTCACAATCGGCGGCATCCCTGCAAGCACATACGGGATCACGCTCCTGTATGCACCGGGTCAACCGTTCTTACCGGAAACAAGAGATCGCACAGTAGAGATCCCTGGAAAGGCCGGGCAGTATTGGTTTGATTCGGATTTAGGCGCCCGCTCGTTCTCTCTCCCGTGCATGTTCACCGGAGCAGCAGACGCCGCCGCTCTTGATGTGCTTATCCGGGCGTTTGCACGGGTATTCGCGCACGTTCGCGGGAAGCCGAGACAACTTGCCCTGATATTCGACGATTCGCCGGATGTTCACTACATGGTTCGATATGCCGGGCAGATCCCGTTTGACAGGGCATGGGTAGGATGCAGTGAATTTACGCTTGAATTGGTTGCCGATGATCCGTATGCTTACGAAGGTGAGGACGATACCACGATTGCGATAACAACGTCCGGAACGGTTGCAGGGGCTGTAACGTCGTCCGGAACGGTTGAAACACCGGCAAAGTTTTGCTTGACGAACACGGGAGCCAGTCCGATAACTGGTATAACAATCAATGTGAATTACGAGGTGACTTAAACTATGGCTTACGAAGGAATTACTGAATACGCATCGAAAATGATTCTCGATCATCTGGTCGGAAAGACCGCCTTCCCAATGCCCGTAAACAACTACGTGGCGCTCTACAATGGCGATCCACTTGGAGCAGGTACAGAACTTGTAGCACCCCCGGCGACAGATTATGCACGGGAACAGACCATCGCAACGGACTGGACGGCAGCGGCGTTTGTATCACCAACCTCAACCGCTGTAAATGCAACGGATATCGATTTCGGTATTGCCGGTGCGGCGTGGGGTACTGTGGATCATTTCGCGGTCTTTGACGATGCAACCGCCGGGAATATGCTCTATTGCGGACCGCTCGAAGTATCCCGATCCGTGCAACTCAACGACCCGGTAAAATTCCCGGCAGGCGAGTTAAAGGTGAGGATATCCCAGACGGTATCTTAAGGGCGGCTGAAGAATGCGATACGATAGGGACTGCACAGATCGAGGGGGCGCTTATGACCGTGACGGTACGGCCGGCGGTCTCCAGTTACTGGCAGCCTATCCCGAATCGTCGTCTGATGTATATGCCCGGCTGCAAATCCCACACAATCTCGCAGGGTACCTGGATACTGATAGCGATACACACGGCGCTCTTCTGTTAGCCCTTGCAGCACACGCTGATTCTGGCACGGATATCTATGCCCGGCTGCGACTCGGACAAAACATGGTCGCCCATGCAGACACGGATTCTGATGTCTATGCCCGGCTCCAAATCACGCAATTGCTTGCGTCGCGGGACGTTTGCAGCATTCCGGCTGATTACGGCAGACAGACGTATGACCGGATGACGTATGATCGACAGTTCACGCAGACAACCCCGGCATTATCCACCGGAACAATGTCGAGCGTATATGCCCGGATACAACTCACCAACTATCTGGCGGGTCATTCTGATACGGACACTTCCGAGTACGCCCGGCTGAGATTGGATCAACTCTTATCCGGGCATGTAGATTCAGAAACCGATATTCACGCGGCGTTATTACTGGCATTGGCGGCTTATATCGAGTCTAATTCTTCCGTATATGCCCGGCTGCAAATAGGGCAGAATCTAAAAGCACATGCAGACACGGATTCTGATGAGTATTCCCGCCTGCAAATCTCACAACTCCTGAAAGCACAGGCAGATACAAAATCAGATGTTGCGGGAAGGCTTCAGATCACCCATAACCTGACAGCGCAATCGGATACAGTATCGGATATCTATGCGCAGCTCCGGCAGACTGATTCGTGGACGTTCGCCTTTGCAGGGACGCTGGCAGCCGGTCAAACACTCTGCATTGATACCAGAGATTACACGGTGAAAAACGACGGCGTGAATGCGATGGCAGACTTTACCGGCGAATTCCCCTCAATATTCCCCAGGACAAACTGGGTAATTTATACGGATTCGGCAGGATCGAGGACAGTAACGTTAATCGTCAGTAAGAGAGATCGTAAAGTATAGTGGTGAGTGACAAGAAGGTGTAGACAAGCATGACTTATGTAGCATTACCAAATCCAAAAAAGAACGGGCTTTCAACGACAATATCCGGGAATATCCTGATTGATGCCGTGACAATCCCCGTAACAGAATGCGCCGTATTCTATGACGATGCGGCAGCGCTTATTCTTGAAGGTATTGTAATTTCAAGGAACAACGCGGTTGAGTCAGCGACAGAAGAGATTAAGATTACCGGATGTTCAGCGGCTTCAGGTGCGGGCAACCTTACCGGAGTGACGCGGGCAGTAAGTGCGGATGGATCAAACGGTGCAGCGTCTGCATGGGAAGCCGGTACATTGATCTCTGTGGGGTTCACCTCAACTTTGATGAAACGGATCGGGGATGACCTCGCGGATCTGAACACCAACAAGATCGCAAAGACCGCCAATATCACCGCTCTGAATGAAACGGGAATTGCAGATGGCGAGATTGCGGTATTCAATCTAACAAACAAGGATATCCGTACCAGCGATAAGACGATTGTCACTACACTTGGTGCTGATGATACGACCGTTCCGACCAGCAAGGCGGTAATTGACTCCAGAGCATCGAAATCATTACCATCATCAATCAAATGGACGGCGATCACTGCTCTCTACGATCTCCCGCCGACGATGGGCGGTACCGGCGCGACTATCGGATATCAGAAGATGACGAATGGGATCGTCAATGCCTACTTAGAATTTCAAAATGACGTGACCCAATACGCCTTTTTCGAGGGTGTTTTTGATAAAGACTGGGACACTGCGAACCTCACTGCGATCCTACGGTGGTACACCACATCAGCAGACGTCAATCAGGTGGTCTGGAAACTCTACGGTATCCGATACACTGATGCGGCGTCGCGGGATATCGCAGTCAGTACTCTGAAAGCAACCATCACACAATCGAATACCGGGGCATTATTCCAGAACGTGACGACTGAAACGGCAGCGTTCACTCTCGCAGGAACTGGCAGGAATTTTGTATTGATGTTGACCCGTGATTATGCGGCTGAATCCCCGTCACTTGCGGCGTATGCGAGGTTTTTGAATCTTGAGATTTATAATACGCGGGTGCTGGTGTGATCGTATGAAACACCTGTCATCATATCTCCTTATCCTCATCCTGCTCTGTGCGATGGTGGGGGGGGCGCAGGCAGTAACGTGGACAGATGCTGGTGGTTGCTGGACGGCTACCGATGGGGCGGATTCCCTCGTGATGTGGAACGTTACCGCGACAACCACATGGACACCGCCGGCGGGTGTAACCAGTGTGGAGTATCTGGTGGTTGCTGGGGGCGGGAGCGGCGGAAGTTCTGGGGCAAACGCTGGTGGTCGTGGTGGTGGTGGTGGAGGAGGAGTACTCAATGCATCCGGGTTTGCAGTATCGGGTACACTAAATGTAGTTGTTGGTGCTGGCGGCGCGGCAACATCTGCCGGTAATTATGTGGGAAACAACGGACAAAACTCAGCCTTTTCTTCTATAGTTTCAACTGGTGGTGGCGGTGGCGGCGCCAATTTTGATCAACCGGGAAATAATGGGGGTTCCGGTGGTGGTGAGGGACACTATAGCGGAAATTTCGGTGCTGGGGCTGCTGGACCACCAAGACAAGGGTATGATGGAGGGAGTGGATATGGTGCTGCAAGTTATGGTGGAGGCGGCGGTGGCGGTGCTGGTGTAGCAGGTGGTGATGCGAGTTCCTCAGTATCCGGAACAGGTGGTAATGGA